CCCCCTCGCGCAGCAGCCCGGTCGCGGACGCGAAACTCGGCCTGCGCAGGAACGACAGCAGTTCCGAACTGACCTCCTGCCCCTGAATGATGTTCTTGAACGGGTCGAACTTGCCGAATATCTCCTCGCCCGTGCGCGGCTTGACGGCCTCCATCATCTCGCGGATCGTCTTCTCTTGCGCCTCCTGAGTTTCCCGGATGGTCTCGGCAATCTCCTTCTCAGGCGTCGTGCGGCCCATGCCACCCGGCCCGCCACCGACACCGCCGCCACCGCCCCTGCCGCCAGCCATCTCCCGGATGTTGATGTTGATGTTTCCGAGGTCTTCCACGGCTCACTTCACCGTCCATTCCATCTCGTACGCGTACTCGTAGGTGTCGGTCAGGGTCAGCCACCCCTCCAGTTCCGCGACCGCCGCGACCCGACCGCCGTTGCGAAAGGTCAACGCCACCTTCATCAGACCGAAGTCCCGCTGCACGAGGTATTCCCGCAGGGCATCGCAGAACCGCTGCACGCCATCGTCCCCGGCGATCCGGTACGTGCCGCGCATGAGCGGGTCCTGCATCCCGCGCCACCACGCCACCACGTCCACCGAGGAGCGCACGAGGCCGACGCCGCTGTTCGGGTGCGCCGCCGTGTCCGGGCCGGGGATCAACTGCACCGCGTACCCCGTTGACACCTCGTCAATCGGCGCTTCCGCGATGTAGACGTTGCTCCCCCACCCCTCCTGCAGCATCCACGCGGCAATGTCATCGCGCATGGCGATCAGGATTTGCCCTGTATTAGCCATGCTTCGCCTGCCTCATCGCGTCGATCTCGACGCGCTGCGCCAAGCGTGCGTTCCCGGTCGTGGCGTACAGCGCCGCAGCCAGCGCCTTGGAGTCACCGAAGGCGATGTTGATGGGCTTCGCCTGCACGAGCGCCTGCGCTGCCTCGATTCGCGGGATGTTCGCCATTAGGCCCAAGGCAACCTCCTCATCGAACTCGGTTGGCAGCCGACCGTAGATCGCCGCAAAGCGGGCGACTGCCTTCAGGCGTTTCCCGCCGTGTCCACGCGCTTCGCTGCGCGGGCATAGGCGGCGAACAGTTGGGCCTCCGACGAGGCGGCGGCAACGTCGGGCGTCCTGCTGCTCTCGCGCAGGGCGCGTGCGATCTCGGGAAGCCCCGGCTGGCCCTGCGGCGGCGAGATGGCCTGCAGGGTCGCCGTCACCTCGTTGAACTGGAACACCAGCCGCCCCGCCGGGACGGTGACGGCGAACAGCATGGGATCGTCTTCGTCGGTCAGTTCGATGGGCATGGTCAGATCGTCGCGTAGGTGCAGAGGACGTTCGTGGTCGGGTCGGGGATGCAGCGGAAGTTCAGCGTCAGCACGCGCTCCCGGTTGCCCCACTGCGAGTCGCCCACGCTGTCGGAGCGCAGGAAGGCGTGCGTGAAGGTGTATCCGGGCTGGCCTGCCGCCACGCTGCGGATCTGCAGGCCGAAGAACCCGCCGCCCGACACGAGGCGACGGCCCACGGTCGTGTTGAACGCCGCGCCGCGCTGGTCGGCAAGCATGGAGGAAAGCAGCGATGCTTCCCACTTCACGAGGGCGACGGTCACCGCCGCCTCCGTGTTCTGCAGGACGATCTCCTCCGGGACGGCACCGCTCGTCACGGTCTTCACGTCGTGCTGGTGGTCGGTGAACTGGATCGAGGGCAGGTTGTCGTTGTCCGACAGGCCGAGTTGGACATACGAACCCGGCGTCGTTGCGACGTAGATCGTGCTTGGGCCGGGTACGAAGATTTCAAGTGCCATAGGTCATAGTCCCTTCAGTGCGGATCGTAAGCCGAGATAAAGCGACCGTCCAACCATTCTCATGTCCTCCCGCGTCGGGAGGAGGAACGGGCGGGCGGGCACCGTGACACCCTTCTTCGCCATGAAGTAGTCCTTGCCCCGCTTCATCTTCTCGTCTGCCGGGTTCCGCCCGGTGGCGTGCCGGGAGCCCTTCTTGGTCAGCGGGATGAAGTTCGGCCCGGAGGTCTTGAACCCCCGATCCTGAAACAGCGCGTGGATCGGTCCCTGCAGGGTGACGTTGAAGCCGTCCTGCTTGGCCTCGCTGCGGGCGTTCAGCGCCCGGTACATGGCTCCCGTGTTGCGGAGCGGCTGGCCCCCGTTGCGGTAGGAAGGCACTTCCACGAGGTATTCCGTGCGCTTCTTGCGCTTGCCGCGCTGGCGCGTGAACAGGACGTTCTGCCCCAACTTGGCCTTGCGCTTCCACTCTCGCCCGAACAGGGGCTTCAGGGGCAGAAACGGCTTCCGGCCCCCCGTGGGGCCGCGCCCGTACCCCTCATCGATGTGTTCCTTCATCACGTAGACGAACGTCTGCGCGATGCCCGCCTGAATCGCATCGTCCTCAAGCGCCTTGCGCACAAGGTCGATCCAGCGGCTCACGGGTAGGTCGATCCCCGCCGGGGCGGGAAGAACGCCGAGTTGCTGGCGTTGTTGTACCAGTTCAGGTTCGACAGGGGCACCGCCTTGGCGATGGGCGTCCCGGCGTCGGCATTCGCCGTCACCGAGCCGAACAGCATCTTGCCGTCCCGCAGCCCCTCCAGCAGGCTGTAGGTCTGCTTGATCCGCTGCTCGATGGCAGGGGTCAACTTGGCCCCGCGCCGCTGGAACAGGTACTCCGTCGCCAGATCGACGCACATCGTCACCAGCAGCGGGTCGTTCGCCGCGTCCAGCGCCGTGAGTTCCAGTTCGGTGTAGATGTTCCCCACCCGGACGTAGGAGCGGATGATGGCCGTCGCCCGGTCGAGCGCAGCCGTCACCATCGGGTTCGGCCCCGGCATCGGGGTGCCCGCATCGCCGCACAGTTGCGCGATGATCTGCTGGTCGAGCGCGGCTTCCATGTCTGCATACGTTGCGTAAGCCATGAAGCCCTCCTAGCAGACGGGGAGGGCAGGGCCGAAGCCCTGCCCCCCCTCCTGCTTTCCGTCAGCCCACCCCTTACGACACGTCACCGATGGCGTAGCCACCGACCGGGGCCACGACAGCGGCAACGCTGTTGTCGATCACCCGTCCCTCAAGGCGACGGTTGAGCGGGTCGTTGAACTGCTCGACGGTCATGTCCTCGTAGCCGAAGATCTGCAGCGTCGAGAAGGACGAAGCGCCCTCCACGCCGACCAGACCGCCCGGTCGCGACACGAAGAACGCGCCGTTGCCGTAGACGTACGAGGAAACAAGCGTGGCGGCACCCTTCTTGCTCGTGACCTTCACCGAGTCATCGACCACCACGTCACCGAGGCCGAACAAGGTGGGCGGAATGCCCCAGCGCGAGAACGTGTCCGAGCCCTGATAGAACGACAGGGCGGCGGGGTAGTTCTTCACGTACTCCTTGGTCTCGGGAGCCTGCGACACGATCTGCGCGATGGTCGGGCTGATGACCATGATGAGTTGGTTCGGGGCGACCGCACCGCCGCTCGACAGGCTGACCTGCCGCATGACGGCCTGAATGGTCTTCTGGATGTAGGCGTTCGCCACGCTGCTGCCCGTCCACGAACCCGCGCTGATCGGGCTGGTGCCGGGGTTGGCAACGTAGTTGCCCGCCCAGTTGCCCGAGGTGGAAAGGACGGTTGCGGCACGCATGGTGCGGGCCGTCATCGCCAACTGCGCCTTGCTCCGAGCGTGCTGCGCCACCACGTCCCACGCGGCCTGCTGGGCAGACTCCTGCGGGATGTAGAAGGGGTACGCATACCGCTCGGTGGCGTACGACACGAACTCAAAGGCGTTCTGCTTGCCCGTGGGTCGGTCGTTGCCGAGCGGCCAAGCGAACTCCTTGGTGTCCGTGATGCGCACGTTGTCCGGCACGTCCTGACGGAGGTAGTACCCCGTCATCTTGGTCGTGGGGACGATCTGCGCGTAACGGGTGATGGCGAACGAGTTGACCGTGCGGGTGAACTCCACCTGCAGGGCTCCGGTCGCCAGATCATTGGTGGACGGGACGTAGGTCGAGAGTCCACCACCAACAACAGTGTAAGCCATTTTTCAGTCCTCCTTGTAGGTGATGGCTCTATCAGGGCGCGATGCGCGTGCCGAGGCGGAACGCACGGATGATCTCGCCCGAGGCTCCACCCTCAAGCGCGATGTAGTAGCACACGTTGGTCGAAGCAGCGGCCACGGCCTTGCCGTCCGCATCCGAGGTCAGCAGGTTCCCGGCGGTGATGTTGCCGCCAGCCTCGATCTGGATGGTGTTGGTGGGCTGCATTTTGATATCGTCGCCGCTGATCGCGTTCAGCGTGGCGTCGAACCGACGCACCGAGCCGTCCGTCGCGCCGAGGATGTTGTCTGACGCGGCGTTGGCCTGCGAGCCCTGAAAAGCGCCCGACAGTTCCACGAAGCGGAACGGGTTGATGTTGCCCGATGCCGTGAGATTGGGGATGAATCCGAAGTCTGCCATGTGAGTGTCCTTTCCTTGCTTACCGCTTGATGCGGCTGTTGATTGCCTTCTTGAATTCCTCGGGCTTGCCCGCGAACTCGCGGACCAGCGCCGACACTTCCTTCGCGTCGAGGTCAGCCGAAGCGCCAGTCGTGGCGCGGCTCATGTCGATGCGCACGCCCATCGGGTCGCGCTGGAACAGTTCGCGCCAGCCCTCGATGGTCGAGGCCGGGTCGCGGCTGGACTCCAGTTCCGCCAGCAGGCGCGGACGCATGGTCGCCGGGATGCGGTAGCCCTCGTGTTCCATCAGGTCGATCTCGCGCCCGAACTTCTCGCGGCGCATCTCGGCCTTGATGGACTCCAGTTCGCGGCGCAGGGTGACGTTCTCGCGGCGGATGGCGAACACGTCGGCCTTGCCGGGGCGTCCGGCGGGGAACATGGCATCGTCCTCCTCATCCTCGTGCTGGATGGTGAGTTCGCCCATCTCCTCCTTCTCGTCCTCGCCCTCCGCGAACTGCTCGGTCAACATCTCGTCGGCGGCCATCTCCTCCTTCTTCTCGTCCTCGCCCTCGCCAAAGTGCTTCTTCATCATGGACTTCATCTCGTCCATGTCGCACTTCATCTGAGCGATCTCCTTCTCGTAGTTCATCGCCATGTTGGTGTCCTTCGCTTCGGGAACGAATGTCGAGAGCCCGCCACCGACCGTTCCCATGTCGAAGCGGAGTGAGCGTGCAAAGCGCACGGGTTCGCCCGAGCGCCCGAAGTGCGTGTCGGGAAGCGGCCTGCGCGGGGTCTCCCGGCCAAGCAGGGCAACCTCCGACAGGTGGTTCTGGTCGGCCCAGATCTCCGCGCTGCGGCGCGGGAAGGCGTTGGTCGCAAGCAGGCGGTCGAACACGGGGCGCTCGACTTCGCAGTCGCCCACGATGTATCCCACGCCGTCACGCTCCTCGTACCGCAGGCTGGTGAAGCGCCCGACGCTGGACTTGGGCTCGTTGCCGTCCTTCTCGTGCATCACGACGAGGCGGGGGTAGGAACCCTTCGCCATGTAGCGCCGGGTCGCATCCACGATCTCGGCAACGCGCCCGTTGTCGAACTTGGCGAGTTCGGGGTCGGTGTCGCCGTCGATGGCCGGGTCGTAGGCGCAGAACACCTCAAGGCCGTGGATCACCACGTTCTTGCCGTTGTCGGTCACCTGATGCGAGGGAGCAGTCATCTGCGTGGAGCGTATGGAGTGCGTAAGTCCTTGTCCATCACTTTCGTTCGTCACCCTGCCCGCACGGGGGTCACGCCCACACCCTCACGGGGTGCTGCGGTTCTGGGATCAGCACAGCGTCGAGCGCCATCTCCTCGCCCTCCGTCAGCGCCCGCACCATGCGCAGGTTCGCGTGCCAGCCCGGGATCGGCTCCATGACGGGGTTCCCGTCCGCGTCCACCTCGCCCGTGTCCCTCCAGATCGTCCCGATGGCGTCGTACGAGGA